GTCGGCCTCAGGCCTTTATGAGTCGGCCTGAAGGCCTTTATGAGTCGGCCTCAGGCCTTTATGAGTCGGCCTGAAGGCCTTTATGAGTCGGCCTCAGGCCTTTATGAGTCGGCCTGAAGGCCTTTATGAGTCGGCCTCAGGCCTTTATGAGTCGGCCTGAAGGCCTTTATAAATCATACAACATCTTGAACAAAATACAGCACGAAAAATTGGAATTGTTTGTGTCAAGAATGCGGCCATGGTCATCATAGACTTGGACATGGAGTTTCTGTATATCTACCGGTCCAAAATATTTACGCGGCTCAGTAGAAGTGACCAAGTCGGTTTCCATCATCAAACTAAAATACGACCCTTTCACCGATATTCTTGCTAAAATATTGGGACTTAAAATCGACTGATTAAACGCAGATATAAAATGATTATTTACATTGTTATTGAAATCATCTATTGCTAAATAAAGATACCGGATATTGGCCGGTTCTATAAGTGTTTCCGAAGTATAGGATAGTGCCCCTTCATATTTACGCTTGAGAAATCCTAGATTCATACCGATTTTTGAAGTTACCGGAGTTGTATCTGGAATGCCATTAATATCTCGTGTAAAGTCGAGTGCTATTGATATGATTTTGTTACCAAGTGTTTCTGTTGTATGCGTTATATTTACCTTTCCCGTACCAGACCCTGTTTCGGTAATATCTAGAGTGAACGCAACATAGTTGAATATGCTGTTGGTGTCTCTATTACCAGAATTATCTAATGGAACCATTGAATTGTTGATTTCATCAATTAAGTCACTGGCATTGTAGTTTCCATCTTTAATTGATACGACACGACTTTCGGTAAATACATCACCGCCGTTTTCATCATATATATTGTCGGTTTGTGACTGTGGTTGGCATGATACTGTAATATAAAAATGGTGATTTCCATATTTGGACGAAATGCCGTAGAAAGAAACGGGGAACTCAATGGCGGTGATTTGCATGGACACGACCTTTTGTAGCCGAACTGGAAGAGTAACCATGAAATCCGAACTATTCGATGTTGTAATGTTGTCTCGAAACCGCGTGTCAATATTGAGGCATTTGCTTATCACGCGGGTTTTGAGAGGATTCATTTCTCCTGGAAAATACTCGCTGTTATAAGTATTCACATAAGGTGTATTCGGACGCACCATGAGTTCCTCGGTTCGGGGCATCGCGTCTCTTGACGCCGGATATTGTTCTGTTTTAGCGGTATTTCGGTAAGGTTTGATGGCACTTTCATTCTTACATTTGGCAACGATGAGCCAGTCTTTGGCCGTTTCCAAGAACATAATGAGGTCACGTTTAAACTTTTTGTCGATGTGACCGCTTGACAAAAGCGCCTCGCGAATCTCGGCCTCTCTCAATTCAATATCGGCGGCGGTATATGCTTTGTTGGACAAGTTAATTTTGAAAAATGTTTCCAGGTCTTTCATGGTATAATTGTTGATATCAAGGTCAAGTCCGTCCATTATACACAATGCCGATTTTTATTTATCTTGGTTTATAGATTCATTATGTTTTCTGGGAAAATATATAATGAGCAGAAGTAAATCATTGATGACGGGTGCGCAAAACACCAGTAAATCCATGGTAAATCCAGTGAGTACCAGTTCACAACAGGAACTTCAATTCGGCGCGGATTTGACAGGGGCACTAAATATAATTGAAAATCAATATGTGAGCAAAACGGCTCTAAAAAAATACCTGGAAATACCGGAACTCATGAGTCAGTATTTGTCTTTAAATGAAACTATGACAGCCTCTATTGCCAAACAGCGTAATACTAATTTACGCCTCTTGTTTAAAATTGCAAATGATGGATTGTTGGGTTCTCTCAACTCAAAAACGCTGAACGCAAACAACGTCGATTTGAACTTCCAAGTGTTGATGTTGAACAAGAAAGTCGACGATATTTTGTCGGGCAAAAACGAAGTCGTTGCCTTGGGTGATGTAAAGGGTGAGATTAGTATTACTAAGACATTCAAGTTGGCGCCGTTGTATAGTTATTATATTTACCTCTATGGTATGCCGGCATATGGTGTTGGTTTTGACGCCGCCAAATTATCATTGTTGGTTGCTATTATGAATAAATATGGCATTAATCCTTACAAGTGAAGAGGTTTTCTTGTTCTACGACCTCCATTCAGTCGGCGTTTTTTTGATGGTGCTAGTTTTTTTTTACGAATCTGGATTTCTTCTGGAAACATTTTACGTTTGAGACCAAGACGTTCTGTTATAGTGATTCCATTATACACAAGAATTGAATCAGTTAAGCGTTCAGATTTGGATAAATATTCACGGAAAGCATTTGTTTCTGAGTCTAACTCAACAATCGTATTTTTTAATATATCAACGCAATATAATCCACTTCTATGTATACCACCTCTATCGATATGAGGACCCGCATTGACAATTAAAACCATATGAGAAAATAATTGACTTCCGCCATAAACAGTAATAATTGTAGCATTTCCCGTTCTAAGTAGAAGTTGAAGCTTTGCTATTAATTCTTCTTCGCTTTCAAAATCCAAAGGTATTTTTGATGTTATAATATTTTTTGTATATAAATATTCAAGTAATTGTTCTTCTGTTCTTCCAATTGGTTGTTCTCTTTGAATCTCTATTTCGTCCATCAAATCTTCTGGAAGCATCAGACCTAGTGCTGAAAAAGCGGATGCTACACATACTGGTAAATGAGTTCCTTCATTTGATTCGCAAATTGCGCGCGTTTCCTTGATTTTGGTTCTTACATCATTCATATCCAAGGATATTTGCATCAATGATGGCATTTCTACACGACGAGTAGTTACTGGATAATTTGGAATATCAGATGAACTAAATGTTCGTTCCATCATATCATCCGCCATTGACGGTATGGCGCCTCTATCTTCTAATTCTTTACGTATCAATTGTTGTTGACTTTTAGAATTAAATGATGCTGTGGATGGATATGCCGATGCCGATGGGTATGCCGATCTATTGTTATTTACGGGAAAATCATCTTCAATACTTATTTGAATATTGTCTTCTTCTTCGGATGTTGGCACTCGCTCAGACTTTAATCTTGGATGTAAAATATTGCGATAATTGTGTTCAAATAAATTGAATGGTAAATCAATCGCAGGAGCCATGTTGCTTGTTTTTGATTTGGGTAATTTACGAGTCACTGATATATTTTTATATTTTGGTTTCTTATATCTGGTTCCAATTGGATTTTTTGGTTTAACCATATATATATAAAAATATGTATATTTTTATTTATTCATCCTCTCATTGATGTTGTATAGACGCATATAAATCTTTAAGAGCGCAGTTCCAGAAGGGTAGTAACGATTTGAAACCGGTATAAATTATAATAGTAGACTTATACAATTATATATTTGTTTAAGTGCTTGAAAATATTAATTTGCTACTTACATCGTTATTTGAAGCAACAATATAACGGGCATCTGTCGACATTGCCATCATACCAATTTGTCCAGTATAAGCTAATATCCATGTTGCTCCACTATCTTTTGAATAATAAGTTTTTGCTGTTGTTGACGCAACTACATAAGTTCCATCTGATGAAATGACAACAGTAAGCCATGTTTGCTCAGTAAAAGTTGCGGAATTAATCTTGGTAAATGTGGGCGAACCTGACCATAAATTGGTGGATTTATAAAGACCATTATTATAAACGGTTAGATATACAATATTAGCATCTGGTGTCATGGTAAGACGACCAGGATTAATTGTTGCTGTAAAACCAATATTTGTCCATGTCAGTTTAGTAAAGGTGCTTCCATAATTGCTGCTAATAGCAATTCCATCCGCTGTTGACCAATTCGTTTGTATCATTTTTTCTCCATTATTTGATAACACATTTGAATATGGACCAGCATTCATATTTGTATACACTGATCTTGTTGCAAATGTAGGATTTGCCGTGTCAAAATTAGCGGAAACATATAAATCATTTGTTGGACTATTTCCATTTGCTAAACAATATTTTCCATCTTTTGATAATGAAACACTTGTCCAATTTTGTGTTGTTGCAATATTTGTTACTTGCTGCCAAGTTGAACCATAATTACCAGAACGATACATAAATCCACCATTAACCAACATAACCATATATTGACCTGATCCAGACATTGCACATGGATAACCAAAATTAGTTGGTGTTTGACCACTAATTTTAGTGAAAGACGACCCAAAGTTTGTAGATACATATAAAAACCCAATTCCAGTTGTACCACCAACTACACTTAATATATATTGACCTGTATTGGATATTGCTACCCCATAATAATTTGTTACAGTATCTGTTGAAGCAACTTGAACAAAATTAGGCGCGTTAGTGTTCACTAATGACGGCATGACAATGTCAGTATATAAAAGATTGGATACGTTGGTTTGCTGAGTACCCGAGAGTGATTTGCCAAAATAAAAAATGTCATTAATGTATCCATTAAAAAAATACTGTGGCGATTGTTCCGTAGTACCTGCTCCAATTCGAGTAAGTATAGTATTTGCTGACGGAGTGTAATTAGTACTGCTGATTGAAGCTGTAGTGACTGCTGCTGTTGACACATTTCTTATAGTTGATGCTATAGTATTTGTTGTTTTACTTTGATTAATTCCTAGTATAAATCGAATATTAGCTGTAGCGATTACAGTTGTAAATAAATTCCCCCAAGCACCCGCAGTAGTTCCAAATTGAAAATACCATTCTTGGATATCTGTTTTATAAAACGTGTATCCGTTAAGTGATGGAACAATATGTCTTGATGATATTAATGCTCCAAAACTACTACCTAAATTAGTAGCAGAAGAAATAATAGTAAAATTTTCAGTATTTAATGTGGCCGAATATGCGCTTGTATTTAAAAATGCTGTTGAACCATTGAATGTTAACGTGCCAAATCCATTAATAATGCTATATATTGGTTGATTGGCTGTCGTACTCTGAATCATATTATTATTTATACCAGATTGGTCGTACCAGGTTACCACAAATGTTGTGGCAGATCCTTTCCAAGACGAATATGATGTTCCAGTTGCCCCCAGTGCCGTTCCTAAATTACCACTTGCGTCAGCATAGAAATCAGCAGTTACATTATCCGTTGAACGCCGCAATTGTAAACATGCGCCGGTATATGTGGATATTCTTAGTTTTGTTGACCATACAGCATTTACTCCATCAAAATTGGAGGGAGGTAGTATTTTACCGCCTTTGGTTACTAATGATATCGAGTTTGAAAATAGGAATGCCATTATATTATACTATGTTTTATATTTTCAGCGCATGAACATAGGCATTACATTATATGTTCTAGCACATCTTGGCCTAAATGAGTGTTTAATGCCTCTACAATTTTACTATCAAATCGGGTTTTGGGGAAAGCAATGAAATTGCGGCAATCAGGACGGCATCCGGGCAAAACCTCGTTAATCAAATAGACAGTATAGCCTTTTGCCGCAATATGCTCCGACAACTCTATAAAGGGGTCTTGCTCCAAATGTTGTTCGAATGCGATAATGGGTTTGTATGTATTAATAAGTTTTTGTGCTCCGGCGACTACGCGGTTTTCCATCCCCTCTACGTCCAAATGGATGTAAGCGATATCGGCAATTTCACCGGCATTATAGAGGTCATCAAGAGGCCACGCATTTACTTGGTTTCTTCTAGAATCGTCATCTGACACAAAAGAGCAATGTGTCAAATCTTCATTGGTTGAAAGCACCTCTCTTTTATCACTGATTGCTCTCTGAATAACTCGTATGTTTTTGATGTTGTTGAGAGAGGCAAGGTCTCTTATAAACTGACAGTTATCGGGACTTGGGTCGATGGCGTATACGAGAGGATACGGATCTAAGTTGGCCATATTCTTAGTGTCGAACTCCGCCGAAGGCGGTATATGTAAATTCTTGCTCCAAGGCAACGCATTGTCTCCTATCCACGCCCCCAAATCTACAATATTCCCCCGGATGTGTCCATTGTTGATAAGATAGGTGCTTATTCGCCTGAACATAACTTCGTGTTCATTGCGCGATCCAAATAGGTCCGCAAATCGGTGATTCATATGATACTGGATTGCTACTCCATTATCATTCGAGAAATGCGCAACTGGATTCATTGTATGCCTCTATTGTTGCCTATATTTTATATAGTTTGTTAACATCTTGTAATCGTGTGTAAAAATCCTCTATTGTTTTTGCAAAATTGACTGTCCAGAAGAAAGCAATCGGTCTTTTGCTGCGTATATATTCAACTGCCGTTGATGGGTTCATAGAGTGATATCTCATCAAATAACAAGCAACTGTCGCACAAGACCGCTGCATTCCTGCTGAGCAATGTACTAAAACAGGTTGTTTGCGAATAATATTGTTGTGAATGTTTTCAAGCACATTGGTTTCCAAAATCAAAGAAAGAAGTTTTGCGGCTTCATCTGAACTATCTTCTACAGAGAGGCGAATACAATTCATATGATTTGGCGGAAAGGCAACATCTTTTTCACGACTACAATTGACTATCAATGAAAAGTTGTTTGCAGATGTCAATGCGTGTCGGTTGCCTAAAAAAAGAAAGTCAGCGATTTGGTCGTATGGGTTAGTGGTCATTTTTATATACCAGTATAAATAATTCTTATACACGTATGTATAAATCACTTAGAGGTTTCAGTTCAAGTATTATTAAAATGAGCGTTTATATTCAAATCGGCACCAATGACGGCAATGACAACTTCCGGAAACTGGTTTTGGCGATGGTCCCCGACCTAGTAATTCTCATAGAACCCAATCCCGCATTGCGTCATCACATCGAAAATAATTACCGTGGCATTCCCGGTGTCCATATTTTGACTCGGGCAATTTACTATACCGATGACGCCGAGGTCGAACTCTATATTCCCGCGACCAGAGGCATAGAGGGTACACCTGGGACCAATGGCCACATTTTCACCCACGTGAATTATTCGCTTGTCCCAATGAACAACTGGGGCGACAAGGCCGATATGTGTAAGTTTAAAGCAAAGACGATTTCATTTGATACACTTTGCGCCCAATTCGGTATCACTGAAATCGAATATTTACAAATGGATACCGAGGGGTTCGATAGCGAGATTATTCGGATGATTGATTTTGCGAAATACCGTATTCATGCGCTAAGGTACGAAAAATGGGGATTCGCCGCAAAAGATTTCACCAAGTTCAGCGGTGACAAATATGAGCAAATGGGTGCGGCGGGGATGGATTATGTTCGCGAACGCTTGACTGAGCTTGGATATGCGCTCACCGATGTTTGCGACGAAGATGGAAACGACGTCTTGGCAGTTCTGGAAAATTGAAACATGCCGTTCAAATTATAACATTTTTATAATTGTTATAATGTTCAAAAATTGGATTCATAATATTGTGTGGATTTATTTGGTATGGATTTTGGTTCACTACATTGTGCCACATATGTATGTTTATATATGTGTTCCGGTAACAGCGATGGGATTTATTATGTCGCCTCTCAATGCCACCACGCCACATTGTCGGGCGATGCGATGGGCGATTTATGAGAGCGGTGAAATAATAACGACAATATGGATTGTCATGGGGACATGGATAGCTAAACGAATATGTTTGGATGATGATGATACGCGGTATTATACGAACCAGGAACGCAAACGACAATAAGAACCTTCACCAATAAGGCTATGCCTTCACCAATAAGGCACGACCAATAAGGCTATGCCTTAAACATGAGGTCTCGCAATACCTCTGGCAAACCCCATACACCAAGGTTTGGCATCAGCGGGTGCGGCGGCACGTAAAAGCTTGGCTCGACGAGCAAACCGATTGTTGGGGCCAACTCCGGCACCAACAACATATCGTCGATCGTCTCCGGAAGAAGGCTGGTTTTTTATGGTATCGATAGGCAATATGCGTCTAATGGCGGCTCCGCCGCCACCAATACTAGATGGCGCATAGTAAAACTGTTTTTTATTCATACGCGACATAATTATAATATATGACAATACATTATTTTGGTTTAAGGCTGTATTTTTTTAAAAACGCTCGGTGTTCAGCACTGCGAATCTTGTTGTTCTCTTCTTCGGTGAAGGATGCGTCGGAATCATAATTGGGCGATGGGTTGTCATCATCCACATCCGCATCTGAATCACTATTATTATTGTTGTCGCTCGTTTCCTCTTCAATCTCAGCTTCTATGCTATCTGCCAATGCCCTCACAGAATCCAATAATAAATACAATTGCGCCAAACATTTGGGGTCATTTTTGGACAAAAGAAGTGTGCGCAATTCGGTTTCTAGTGATTCCATTATATGTATTTGTCCTAATATTTTATATTGTTGTGAAAACACAAATGATGCGTTTTGCCATAGGAGTTCGCTGGAGAAGCCGCGTAGTGTCGTGGTCAATTTTGTATCCATTTGACACTAAATAAATCAATGTATCGGGAACGTCCTCCAGGGTTGCGTATTCATTATGCGCAGAAGGACAATCGTGGCGGATTACGTAAATACATTGGTTACACCGATGTGCGTTGAAGTCGGTAAATGGTGATAATTTGGGCGGATTGATGCGCACCGTGCGTTCGGCGAGAGGTCCTGTCGGCATCTGGTTTATGACCAAGATATTTTGGTATTGTTTTTGGTATTGATTCAAATATGGTTCGACAGAAAGAATGTAGCTCATCTGGAGTGGTGCTATATGTGAGAGAGATATATGGATTATTTATTTTTTGTATATAAAAAATAATGTTAATAATAATAAATTAATTATTAAACTTATTATACCTGCTATAATAAGTGAGTTATCAGATATAAAGTATCCATGTAATAACCATAAAAGATTAGTAATCAAAATTATAATTAGAGAATATAACGATAAATCTTCTACACTTTTTGATATATATGTTTTGTGTAATTGTGGAAATAATTGTATACAATTAAACCAATGAACATTTAACAAGGCACGCAAAGCATGCCTTATTGAATGGTTATTGGTCATGAACCTAGAAGAAAAAATTGCACTTTGTGCAATTTTAATTCTTCGACGGTTTAAATACGGGTGCTAATCTTGCTATAATAAGTGGTAACATTATATAGTATATTTGTAAATTGTATAAATCCTGGTAGATTTATACCATTTTTTTGTCATTGGGCGGTTTCGATCCACCTCCCCGGCTCGCATTCGGCCTGTATGCTTCCATTACACTACAAAGACTTGGGTTTTCTGTGCCGAGAATTGAACTCGGGTCTTGACCTTGAACTCGACCTTGAAAGGGTCATATCCTACCACTAGACTACACAGAATGGGTGCTCTTTCGAGCGTTATATCATCGGGTTGTTTCGATCAACCGTCCTTCGGGTTATGAGCCCGACGCGCTTCCTCTGCGCCACGATGATGGGTTGTCATTGGGTGGTTTCGATCCACCTCCTCCGACATTTTGTTGGTTGGCACGCTTCCATTACGCTTCAATGACTTTCACGTCATTGTGTGGTTTCGATCCACATCCTCCAACCGTTGTCGGCACGCATCCATTACGCTACAATGACTCGGTGTGAGTTTACTACACATGGGCGATAACGCTATCCACTAGTATTCCCACTATAATATGCGTAGATTCTTTATATTGGTTTAATAATTAATATTTAGATTTTAGAACATAGATGTTCGGTGTTTTCTAAATCCCAACATAGAGAAGATACTTTGTGTCAATGATTGTTGAGGTGGTCCTGCTAAATTGAGTGTAGATATAACTTCTGGCTTGGCTAAGCGGGCTTCCTCTGCCAAGCGGGCCTCCTCTGCTAGTCTGGCTTCTTCAGCTAGTCTGGCTTCTTCAGCTAGTCTGGCTTCTTCAGCTAGTCTGGCTTCTTCAGCTACTCTGGCTTCTTCAGCTACTCTGGCTTCTTCAGCTAGTCTGGCTTCTTCAGCTAGTCTGGCTTCTTCAGCTAGTCTGGCTTCCTCAGCTAGTCTGGCTTCCTCTGCCAAGCGGGCTTCTTCTGCTAGTCTGGCCTCC